AGCACCAATACCTCTATATGTTTCACTAGATGGCACTGTTATTTTAAAATTTAAATCTACAATTTGACCTTTTAGTAGAATTAATCTTCCTTTCGAGTCTTTAATTTCAATAGTTTCATAGTGATGAATATCTGATAACTTTGCAAGAGTATATTTGTTCTCTGCATAGACATATAAATCACGATTAGATAGTGGCCACTGATCCCTTACATTAATAATATTCGCAGTTAATAATACAACCCAATCATAGTCTGCACTACCATAAAGTTTTTGAGCAACAATATCTGGCCTTTCACCTTCTTCAATTTGATACTTGCTGAACAAAGTTGCTTTATCCTGCAACCAATCAAGTAATTTAACTCTACGAAATAGATTTTTAACTCTTATGTATTCCTTTGATGAGTTCTTATGTGGAAGAAAAGATTGATAATCTAAATCTGGCAATTCTCTGAAATAACTCATTTTAGTATCCCACTCCTATTCTTGCTTCAGCATCATCTTCATAATGCTCAGAGTAAATTGGATCGATTTCTTTGAATGTTAATCCCATTTGAATATGAACTGGTGATCCATCTTCATACGTCGAATAAGTCCCAGATGCTGTATAATTTACAGCAACGTCAGTTAATGCACAAGGTTTAAATGTATTCAAGAATGGATGTTTATTTGGACCACTTTTATAAGTCAATTGAAAAAGACTTGGTGCGGATATAAACAATCCTATATTACTATTTGATCCAGATCCCGCTCCGCCACTTCTTGCAGACATTTCTTTTTTAAAAGTTCTAATAATCTGTTTAACTTCTTCTGCTTCATTTCTAGATCTTGGTGCCATATCAAAAGTAAATTGGAATTGTCTTAAATTTATACCTTCAAAGAGTAGTTCTAAGTTGGAGTTTAGAATTTGTCCTGTTGTTCTAGCAATTAATGATTGTGGTGATACATTTCCTCCTGCTATATTTGTTGCTTTTGCCGCAAAATATTGCACTACTGCTTTTTGAAATTCTGGAGGAACATTTTTACCAGCGGATTTAAGTTGTTCAAAGTAAGAATTAAATGCATTTAGAGATAGACTTTTAGGACCTCCTTCTATAAGTCCAGCAGCAGCTCCTGCTACGACAGCTTCAACAGGATTAATTCGATCTTCACCCCAACTTACAGAAATACTATCACTAACATTTTGAGGTATTGGTAAAAGTATATAACCTTTTGGACTATTTTGCTTTGGTTTTAATCTTTGTCTTGCTGTTTGTGATTTTGGGGGGATACTTCCAGCATCAAATTTACCAGCAACATAATCAAAAATTTTAATTTCCAAGTAATCCGAAGTATTATCTAATCTTTTTCTTGGATATCTAAATTGATAAGGACCATTGCTACCAGCAGTTCCAGCAGCAACATTTGCGGAACCATATGCATTTGCATACGCATTTTGAGTGGCTGCTATTGTGTATGCTTCACTCCCTATTGGAGCACCGACATTGAGTGGCATTTATGATACTTTTTTAGTTATTTATTCGGAAATTTGCAAAAGGTATTGCTTGCAAGTCTTTGATTTCCGAAGGAAAGACTTCATACAAAGATCCAGCAACCTCATCCCAAGTATATTGACGAGTTTCACCCCAGTGCATATTGATTCCTTTAAATCCCCATTTAAAAACATCTGTCACTGCAACCAAAGGATTTTGATCAAATTGGATATTAGGAGTCTTGGCGTTATAGACAAAAATATAAAACTTACCAGGTTGCGGTATTGTCCCACTTTCAGGAATCACTTCTAAAAGTTCCAACATTAAATCATCACCACTTTCTTTTCCAGTGATTCCATCAAGAACAGCACGAACTCGGTTTTGATTCGTATCTGTATCTGTAACCTTTTTTTGTTGTCTTTCTTTTAGACTTTTTCTTGGCATTATTTAATATTTAAGTGATCTTCTGTAATTACTTTAAATTCATATCCACGATCTGCACACCATTCTTTTGCTGCTTCCCACTTTGCTTGATTTTTAGCATACTCGTATACTTCGGCAATATATCCTTTTGTTTGCCTTTTTGGTTTTGGTGGTGGAACAGTTTGTCTTTTTGGTTTGATCTCGATCATATATTTTTTGATAGAACCATTTTCCTCTTTGACTTTGATAAGGAAATCTGGAAAATATCTATGGACTCTTCCATCAATTGGAGATCTATAAGCAACACATTTTTCCTCAGAAGACCACTCCAAAACATTTTCATTCAGATCGCAATAGACACAAAATTTTCTTTCCCATAACGATCTGTATATGATGTTTGTTGGATCTCCAACATATTTTTTTGGATATGATGGTTTATATTTTCCCTTATATGACATCTAAATAACTAAAAGACTCATAATAGGTATTTAGAGTGCCTGCACCAAGACCAAGAAAAATATCAGAGTTTAAACCATTATTCAGTAGACTTGCTCAAACATCACATTATCAAGTGATTTTTGGAGGTCTTTCTGGACCACTGAGATCTTATTTACTTCGAAGAGGAGTTGATTCTAGATTTATTAATGAATCCGTTGGATTACTATGTAATTCTGCTTCACTTCCAGGAAGTTCTTTTGCAACATCAGATATTGTTGGAAACTATACTGGTGTTGCTGAAAAAATGGCACATACCAGAACTTTTGTTCAACTAGATTTGGAATTTTACGTTGATCACTCATATAGAACTTTGAAATTTATAGAGCACTGGATGGAATTCATTTCTAGTGGATCTTTTGAGCAACCTTATCAAGAGGGATATTATTATAGAATGAGGTATCCAGAACAATATAAGTGTAATGCTACAAGAATTATAAAGTTTGATCGAGATTATAACAGATATATTGAATATACTTTTTATGGATTATTCCCACTAGCATTAAATTCAACATCAGTGTCTTATGAATCGTCTGGAATTTTAAAAGCAAGTGCATCATTTAACTACGAAAGATACGTTTGTGGAAGAACTTATAGTTTGGATATTGCAAGAAGAGAAGATAATAATCAAATTGGAGAATTCAAAACTAACTTCTTAAATGAGACGAGTTCAAATAAACCCGTCTATATTCCAATGTCTGCTGGCGCTGCTGGTGCTAGTGGAGTTAGATTTAGACCTGCTAATATTTCACCTAGTGAGGCAATTGTGACTGGACAACTTTATGATCAATTACCATCAGCAAAAAATTCTAGTTCAGTAATAGGATCTAGACGAACTCTCTAAATAATTGTATCTGACTTGTAAGGATTATTATGCCTTTACCAAAAATTTCTACTCCAACCTATGAGTTGGAAATTCCTTCGTCTAAAAAGACGATTAAGTATAGACCCTTTCTGGTCAAAGAAGAAAAGGTCTTGATTATCGCAATGGAAAGTGAAGATGCTAAGCAGATTGCAAATGCCGTAAAGAATGTAATTTCTGCTTGTATCTTAACAAAGGGTGTCAAAGTTGAAGAACTATCAACTTTTGATATTGAATATCTATTCCTTAACATTCGTGGTAAGTCTGTCGGGGAAGATGTTGAAGTTTTGATTACTTGCCCAGATGATGATGTGACCCAAGTTCCAACATTAATTAATCTCGACGAAATTCAAGTTCAGGTTGATGAAAATCATTCAAGAGATATTAAACTTGATGATAATTTAATTTTAAGAATGAAATATCCTTCGATGGATGAGTTTGTAAAGAGCAATTTTGCCGATAGTGGTGAGATTGGTGTATCAGAAACCTTTGATTTGATTGCTTCTTGTATTGAACAGGTTTATTCGGAAGAAGAATCTTGGTCTGCATCAGATTGCACCAAAAAAGAACTTCAAGAATTTATTGAGCAGTTGAGTTCAAAACAATTTAAAGAAATTGAAACTTTCTTTGACACAATGCCAAAACTTTCTCATATCATCAAAATTAAAAATCCAAATACTGGTGTCGAAAGTGAAGTTGTATTGGAGGGTCTATCAGCTTTTTTCGGGTGAGTATGGCTCATGAAGATCTTGAGTCATACTATAAAGTTAATTTTTCATTGATGCAGCACCATAAATATAGCTTGACAGAGCTTGAAAATATGATACCGTGGGAGAGAGAAATTTACCTTTCTCTTCTCAAACAATACATTGAAGAAGAAAACCTTAAACAGGGAGTAAATGGCTGAGATTCAATCGCCAATATCGGGAGGATTAAAGGTTGCTAGAAGAACGGTGTCTGCTGACGCATTTGTCAGAGCAGCACCTGCACCTGCTCCTGCTCAGCCAGATCCAGTCACAACATCTTTAATTCAGAGAAACTCGTTAGCATTAAATACAGTTTCTGGGCAACTTTCATCTCTTACTCAGCAAGTTAATTCTTTAAGTGCCTCAATGCAGGCAGTTTATTCAAATATCTCTCTGGGTTCTACATTAGAAAGAAGAAAAGATATTCAGGAACAAAATCAAGAAAGACAACTTGCCGAACAACAGTTAAGAGAAGGTAAAGAAAGTATTATTGAAAGAAGAATCCAGAATGCATTGGTCACACCTGTTCAAAAGGTGGCGGCAAAGGCATCATTTACTCTTTCAAGAGTTAGAGATTTTTTTCTTGTTATTTTGGGTGGTTGGTTAATTAATCAGTCAATAGAAACAATTAGAGCCTT